CCTCTGGCATCTGGGTTTGAAATGTCTCTGCAACGGGCGGGGATTGTGTCATACATACACCTGCCTTAACGCAAATGAGAGCCGAGCAATGACTGGGCTGATGTAATTAAACTGCCAGCCCTGCTCAACAATATAATTTCTTGAGTTAAGGGTCAGCGTAACTTGCACGTCAGTCAAGTCGTCAATATCAACTGAGGTCAAGAGGCCAGTAGCCAAGTTGGCAGTGTAATTGGTAGGCCGTGTGTAGCCATCCAATGCAAGAGTCGAAATGTCTCTGTAGCCCAGGTCTAATTCGCCGTCTTCAAACTGTGCGTCAAACGTTTTCGTAGCATCGGGCGGTGTCCAGAGAAAAGCGCGGCCTGCTTGACGGTATAAATAAGATTCAATGCCATAGGCGTCTTCAAGGTCTAACGGGCCAGTCGAACATTCCCAGACCTCAGTTTGAGAATTGATGCCGTCAGTCAAAATCTGAGAGTAGCCATCGCCAAACTGAACACGCTGAGCCCTGACGCCACGTCGCACGCTTGTCTCAAGCGCAACGTTCATATTGTTGAGGTTGATGTAAGCAGTCATCGCAGAACACCTCCGCTGCGCTGTTCATTGACCAGGGCCGACATCACGATACCTTGAACTTGGGTGGCAATCTGCTTTTGGGCAGCAGCGTTCAGCTGTTCCCCGGTGTTTTGGACATTGATATTGATAGAACCCACATTCACGCCGCCACCTCCGTGTGGCTTAAACATCTCCGGGCCTCTTTCCCCAACCAAATATCTTGAGCCGGCAGAGACGGCACCACCGTTGGCCCTGGGCATTGCATGGCCAAACCTTGCGCCCATGTATTCCATGTAAGACTGCCGCACGTTGGCATTGCCAAAACTACCAACCCCAGCCATTGCGGCCAAAAACATTGGATGCATCGGCAAGAACTTTCCGCCGAGATCAATCATTTTGGGGAGCCTGTGATTTGGGACAATTTGGCCCCCAATGCCAGGCCTGAAATATTCAGGCCCGTTCTCACCAACGATGTAGCCACGGCCTGCAGAAACGGGACCGCCTCTAGCTTTATAGCCGGAGATCGGCAAAACCTTGCTAAATGCAGTTTTGCCAAAAGCACTGCCATCTATGCCAGTGCCACCACTAACAACCTGAGGGCCACCGAAAGGCGACTTAGGGGCAGCTCCGCCAATCATGCCAATTGCAGACATGATGCTACGCAAAATTGTTTGCTGAATAATCATGCGGGTTGTCGCCACCATGATCGCCTTGGCAAACTCCAAAAAGTTTGCCTTGCCAGTTGTGGCGATATTGACAAGGGCATCCTCAAGGCTTTGAAACGCATTGGTCGCAAGGTTTGCCACGCCTTCGCGCATAGTGCCGATGCTTTCCAGATAACCAGCGGCTGCATCCTTCACACCAGTGAAGGCCGTGATCTGTTCTTTCGTCACCTCAACTGCGTCAATGGTGACTGTCTTGTAATCGGCTGCTGTACCGATCAGCCTTTGCAAGAACTTTTCATATTCCTCAGCTGCTTTTTGCTCAGGTGTTTTCTTGGCCGCTGCAGTTCTACCGGCTGCGCCAGGCGCTGTAGCCATTGGCGTGAACAAGCCTCTTCCACCGCCGCCGTAATCCGTGCCCTTTTCTGATGTGCCATAGAGCAGCCGGTCATATTGCTCTTTGTTCTTTTTGGCCCGCTCAAAAGCTCCCTTGTAAGCGTTGCCAACTTCGGCCATTGCGCCGCCGAAATCTCCCTTAAGGACTTTGCCGACAACGCTGAAACTTGTTACAAGGCCACGGACTAACTCATTGACAAGGTCAACAAGGCTTTTGACGACAATCGCAGTGCCCCTGATGCCATACTCAATTGTCTTGAATAAGGCAGTCCAATCATTCTCAGTTGCGAACATCTCTGAGAAGACTTCGATGATCGCGTTCAGCGCAGGCAGCAATGCATCTAGCAGCTGTTTTCTAAACCCATCGAACTGAATTGAAAGGATGGTCAGCTGATCGTTGAAATACTCAGCATTTTGCGAGAAGTTTTCGCTGACCTCATAGTTGAAACGCTCAAGCGCTTCGCTGCCGCCGTTTAGCAGCGTGATCATGTCAGCGCCTGACTTGCCAAAGAGGCGCATCGCAATGGCCGCCTTCTCAGGGCCATTCGGGAGGTCCTTGAATTTGTCTGCAATCTCTTTGAGCAGATCGTCTGAAGCCTTAAGGCTGCCATCTGCTTTTTTGACGCCTACGCCCAGCGCTGCATAGGCATCTGAATAGGTCTTGACGCCTAGGCTGGCCTCGTAAGAGGTACGCGCAAAACTCTTGAGGCCTGTCTCAAGTTGCTTCTGAGAGACATCCGCCAACTTGCCGGCATTCACAAAGGCTTGCAGCTCATTAGCAGCGATCCCAGTGCGAGTGCTCAGCTTGCCAAAAGCATCAGCCTGATCAATCGTGCGCTTAGCAAAATTCGCAAAGGCGCCAACAGCAAGGGCCGCACCAAGAGCCTTAAACGCAGTGCTCAGGCCGCCAACGGCCATCTTGAGGTTTTTGACCTTGCCTTGCACTCCCTGCATGGAGTTGCCAAGACGCTTGATATTGTTTTCGCCCTTGACGTTGGCGTTGATTAACAGGCCAAACTTTGCCGCCACTACTTCTGCTCCTTATTCAGAATCTGCATTACCGCGCCCTCCATGACCTGCAGATCCTCCAGAAGCGAGCGAGGGTCTTTGACTTCATACAGTCTAAAGAGCCATTGCACCGCGCCATAATCCAACCCCAGTAGCCCACTCATCGAAGTGCGCCACTGCGTTTGACACCGCAGGAACATCTCTACGGCTTCCCAGTTCTCTTGCCAAACCTCAAAGTCTTCAGGCCCTTCAGGTTCTGGCAAAGCGATGCCAAAGGCTGCTGCATCGGCCATTAGCTCTGAAGTGTCTTCAGTGCCTTCGGCCCAGACGCGAGCAGCCTCCTCTAGTTTTTTCGCTTAGCCCCTTGGTGGCTTTCCAAGTAGGTAGCTGCAATCGCACCGGCGAGCATCGGCACATCTAACAGCTGGGCCAAAGCCTTCTGACTGAACGGCATTTCTTTGCCGTCGTCGTCGGTAATGCCAGACCAGCCCACCAGAATCTCAGACACCAGTTCGGCCTCAGTCAGCTGGTCTTCCTGAATAAGCTGCCCGATCTCGCGCAAGCGGCTCTGGCTTACACGCTTGAAAACCCCGTCAAAGGTGACGCGCTGGTGGCGGCCACCGTCAACGGGGATGTCAAAAGATACAGGCCAACTGTAAGTGTCTGATTGCTTGAGTACGAATGCCATAAAAGGTGGCTAATCGGCGCAAGCGTAGCAGAAACTTAAGTCAGCGCAATTGAAAACTCGTCGTTGCCAGAATCAGACGGCGTGGCGTTGTAATCCAGGTTCAGCATCTGAATGCCGTCACTATCGCTGTAGGTGGCGCTAGTGAGGTCGGTCTGCGGAGCGCTAAAGGTGACGATGTTGCCGCCCGTCTGACCGTGCTGGAACGTATTGTTTCCAGTAGAAGTGCCGGTGATGTCTGTAAAGAAGTTGTGGGTTGCCATCAACTCAGCTTCTAGCACGATGCTGCCGGAAGGACGACGATCGGTATACAGCACCTCTTTGGTGCCCCCGACGAGTTCCCTGTAGGTCGTCGCTGCGTTCAGATCAAAGCTGAACGACTGAACGGCACCTGCGTAGCTAAACAGCTGTTGGCTGGTGGTGTTGCCGTTCTTGAACAGCACCGGCTTGGCTTGGTTCTGATAGGTAGGCGTCGGATTGGCGCTGTCGTCGGGTGGGTTGTATATGCCGACCATGGAAAAGCTGAGCGTCGGAATTGCTCCGACCTCTGCGCTGATCGAAAATGAACCGCGAGCGCCAGTCACCTTGTGGCGAACGCCATCGGTGAAGTAGTAAAGAGTGGCCGACTCAAAGGAAGACGACCGCGGCGAATAGGTCACCGACGTGTCAGCAACCGTTGCCACGCTGCAACCACAAGCGCGAATCAGGGGATCCCAAGCAGGGGCAGTGCCGGCAGTTCCCGAACCTGCCAGCTCAACCTCAAAGGTGACCTCAACGCGTTGGTTGGCCAACAGGGCCTCAAAGTTGCCCATGAAGCCGCGAACCAGTTCGCGCTCAACCACGTCCGATTGAATCGGAGTGATTTCCAAGCTGCGAACCAAAATCGCGTTATCAGTGCCGGTAGGCGTTGGATCGGTCGAGTAGCTGCTCTCGATTTCAGCGAGCAAAAGTCGCTGGCTAGTCCGCAGAGTCATCGGTTACAACCTCAATTTCCGGGGTAGTGGGTTGCGCCGGCTCGGTCCGCTGAACAGCTTTCGCTTGCCGGTAATCGTCACCCACCATCGTAGCTACGGCGTTGTGGTCAAATCATCTAACTCAGTTCTATAGCGAACCAAGTAATCGCAACTGATTACGCCTGCAGGCTGATCAGCATCGACCATTTCAAAGTTGAC